AGTTGCAGTATAAGTATTATTCTCTAATACTGTTCCGTTAAATAAGCCACTATCAGCTTGAATATCAATGCTTGTAGCAACTATATCTCCAACAGGACTTGATACACCATAGTTGGTAATATTTCCTTTACCAAATATACAACTATCTGTTGCGTCTAATCCGTCAATACCAACTGTAAGGATCATATCAGAGCCACCAAGCAAAGGTTGTAAAGTTGCGTCTGCAGTTGCGTCAAAAAAACCACCAATAGTTATTGTTCCGTCTTTATTTCCAACTATATATGTTTTACTTGCTTTACCAAAGGTTGTGCTTTCAGCAACATCTGCAGTTCTAGTTGTATCTACACTATTAAAATAAGTAGAAAAATCACTATTATTTACATAAACCTTTGTGTCTTTACCATGTTTAAAAGCCATTATCTTTTACCTCTACCTCTATTATTACTTCTTGTTCTTTTTCCTGCACTATATTTAGCCATTATTCCTCTTCAGCCATAGCCATATCCATAGCAATTTCGTGTAGTTTCTTTTCTTTATATTTCTTATCTACTTTAACAATTATATTTTGATCTGTAAGCCATTTAATACTTTTAGAAGGAATAACTTTTGTGTCTATAATATCTCCTGCCTCATAGACTTTACCTTCAATATTTATATTTACTTTAATTTCATACATTATGCTATTACCTCTACAACAAATTCTACACCAAGATAATTAATATTGTTTATACTATAAACACCATAATTACCTGCACTTACTACTCTAACAGATTGTGCCTCTCCGTTCAAAGTTTTGTCAATTTCTACTTGAGCCTTTACCGAAGTAGCACCTGAACTTGCTAAATATCCGTCCAAAGTTTCTTGACTATCTTGTGCGTCCACCCTGCTGATATATAAAAAAATTGGTATTTCATACCTATCAGCACCTCTTTGCATACTTGCGTCATAGTTGATCCCTTCCATTACGCCTACAACTGCAGTTGGTGGCTCTATACTGTCAGGCACATATCCATATACAGATAAAGTGCTTATATTTGCTAAATTATTTTTTAATTCATTTCTAATATTCGTTAAACTAGCCATTTGGTAATCCTTTCGGTAATTTCCTACCTGCTCTCCATGTAGCCTCTATTTTTAATCCTGTTCCTTTTAATAATAGTTTTTTCTGCACTTCATTTTTCTTAATTGCAATTTTAAAAAATGGAATTATAGGTGTTCCTTTTTCTGCAATAGCCTTTTGAACTAAATAAACAGGTATTCCTTTTGCGTCTGCCCAACCCTGTAAAGCCTTTGCAGGAGGCCAATGTGGTTTAGTTCTTGACCACGGCTTAGATAACTTATACTTTTCATCATAATAACCATGCACATACAACGCATAATCACTTCGGCTAATACATCAATTCCTTCAGGTAAACCACCAACTCCTCTAACCTGCTTAAATGTTAATGATCCTCTTAAATTTCCTGAAAATCTTGGTGCCTCTTGTTTTGCAGTTGTTACTATTAACTGACCATAACTTGAAAAAAATTTCTTAAAGCAACACCTGCAAGTGTATTTAATTCAAGTCTTTTTGCTAAATTTCTACCACCCTGTATATCAAAACTCATAATCTCCTTTTTACATATCCTTTGATTAATTGTTTTGCGTCAGGATCTATTTTATTAAATAATTCTTGAGTGCCTGTTTGTTCATTACCAAAAACATTAAAGGGTGTATCTTTTCTTTTAAAATATCTTGTTGCCTGTATTAAAGTTGCTTGTGTAATAGCCTCAGGAATTGCAGACCAACCAAATTTTGCTTGTATTTTTACATTTTTTAATATTAATGGATCAAATCTTTCAGATGATCGTGTGGCTATTAATTGAATTTCTGTATATGGCCAATAATAAGTTGCATTTGTAATTACATTAATTTCAGGATTAAGTGGCTTTAAAATAAAGTCTGTATCAATAGTTAAAGTTGTATCGTATGTTCCGTTATCTGTAGTATCTAGTGAAATTACTAAACCTGTAGTTGTGGATATATCATCAGTTAGTAAATAAAACTGATTTGTTACATTATAATATTTTGTCTGCACAGTGTCATCTTGATAAAAGTATCTGTTGCACAATTTATCAATTAACCGACTTGCAGAATTTATTGCATTATCAATATTTGTATCTTGACCTGATCCACTCAAACCCAAATAAGTCTTTAAATCTTCTTTATCTACATATTGAGTATGAGCCATTTAAGACCTACTTTGTTTCTTTATCTTTTTTTTCTTTAGTTTCTTTTTTTAAGCCATATTCTTTAGCTTGTAGATCGCTAATTTCAGTTCCTGCTCTGTGAACTAAATGACAACCCTGACCTGCCCATTGTTTTGGGTGGCCTTCTGAAAGTACGAACTCTCCGTCTTTCTCATATAAATCTTTTGCTAATTTCATTTTTTTCCTTTTCTTTGTTTGATCCTCACTCGCCTTTATATATGACGAGTGAGAAACCAAAACCATTTTAACTTAATTAAAAGTTAGTAATTGAACAGAAAGCAGTTGCACGATAGATTGCGAAACCTAATCTCATACTTGCCTTCATCATTACTTTGTCCTTTGTAAAGAAGTCTGAGTGGCTATCAGACATTGCAACTTCCATACCTTCTCTTGATACGATATGGCTTGCAAGACCACCACCAAAAACACCTACAAGAACTGTTCCTGCAGCGATTGCAGTTGAAGGAACTACTCTTACACCCCAAATAGAAGGTGTTACGCCGTTCCCAAACATACCTGCACCAACAAATAATGGGGATTTTTCTGTATATCCCGCACCTGAAGTTCCTGCAAAATCTACTGATACTGCAGTAACTACATCGTTCCAATCTGAAGGGTGCATAATTATTGCGTCAGGCTCTAAAAATGC